AGGCAAAGCTGAAACAGTTAATGTGCCTGTACCACTTGTATAAGTAGCAGTGAACTGAATAGCTGAATCACGCTTCAAATCAACGATACGGAATGGCAATGTTGCGTTGTTACCAACGTTAGAAGCCAAAACACCATTGTAAGAATCGCCAGTATTCAAGTTACCAGCTAAATCAGAACCAGCGATGTTTAAACCGATCATTGCAGTAGCAACAGAACCAATAGCGGTAGCGCCTTGGGTTGAAGCAACAGCAACTTGGAATAAAGTATCTGGATCATCAGTAACAACTGCATAAGCATCACCAGCTAAAGTGCTTGCGGGCCAATATTGGCTGTAGCGCTTTTGCTTGGTAACAGGGTCTGTGTAATTACAGCCTAAAAACACACCTACAGTACCATTACCTGCTGCGCCAGTAGTAGCGCCAGCACCAGTAGTAACTGTGGAGCGTGTGATAAAGCCACGTGAAATACCTACGACATCACCGTAAAAAATATTAGTGCCAAAGCCGTACTGGATAGGAATCTGACGAGTCGATCCAGAGAAAACTTGACCACCAATAAGATTTACTGGGCGAAAACCGTATGTACTAGGTACGATTGGATATGCCATTTAAATCTCCTAAAAGTTAAAATTATCTGCCAACCGTTACTGTAGACTTACTTTCTTTGAAAATAGGCATACGAGCATCGGATTGACGCATTAAATTGTTATCTACAGCTTCCGTCTGTGCCCGTGTCTGTTCAGCGTAATAAGCTTGCTGTTGGTCTACGAACTCTTTTGGGGTTTTGCAAAGTAACAATCCGCCAATTTCGATGTTGTCTTTAAAACGTCCATCTGGATCGACTAGCAGTTTAAACTTAGGTTGTTCTTCGACTCGAACGGGTTCCCAACCTTCCCTGAGCTTAGACGATAAATTTCTAGGATCTGGGGTATTCAACATAGATACACGAATCCAACGATACTCGTATCCTTCTTCCTTATCGGGTTCTGGGAGTAACTCTGGTGGTCGCCACTGCTTTGGGCGCTCCGCCATTTCACGAACTTCGGTATCACGGTTATTTCTTTTTGCAGTCATTTTATTCTCCTAATTTAAGTACTTCTCTAGCATATTGCTCTGGGGTAATACCAAGTTTTTTGGCTAATGCCACTTGGCTCGTTTTCAGCTTGATTGGTTTCGCATTCGTGCTGCGACTCGCTGGAGCAACTACCGATGGAGATTTTGCTTTAGGAGTTTCTTTGACTTCGGGTACAGCTTCTTCCTCGAAATTTTCGGGGAAACGTTTGCGAATCGTACGATCGAGGGTCGCATAATATTCATCAGAGCCGATATGAACACCATTGCGCTTGAGTTTTTCGTGTAAACCTAGCGCTGCTGCTGTCATTTCTTCATCTTGACCGAACCAAGAATTTTGCTCTTGCCACTTCTGTGCCCTCATATCGGGCTTAGGAGGAGCTTGATATTGTGTTTTTACCTCATTTTCTTCAGTTTGTAAAGGGGGCATCTTAAAATTGTTGATGCGCTCCTGTTTTTGCATGGCTGAAACCATGTTTTCTTGAGCTTCAATAATACGATCAGTATCACCAGACTCATAAGCTTCACGATAAATCCGTTTTGCTTTATCTAGCTCTAGTTCCACTGAATTTTTCACCGCAGCTACGTATTCTTGCTCTCCAGAAGACAACAAGGCTTTCATTTTCTTGTTTTCTTCATAAAGTTTTTGCGTTGCAGCAACTGCTTCTTGTTGTTCACGCAAAGCAGCTTCTTTTGCCCTACGCTCATCGTGCCAGACCTTCTTTAACTGCTGTAAGCGGTCTTTTACGTGGTCGTCATACTGCTCCATCTCGTCTTTTTCGAGATCTTGCACCACTTCTTCGGGTAAATTTCTGCGTCTACGATCCTCTTTTGGGGTATCGTCTTCAATTTCAATCTCAAAATCAGCGGGTTTTGCTTCAATTTCTGCTTTTACTTCTGGCAAATCTGCTGGTTGTTCGATTTCATCGGGGAATTGGAATGCTTCTGCCATATTTTTCTCCTTTATGAGCGTTTAATGCCACGTGGATCATCCACGATAGCTTCTACGGTGTCATCGTTAATCATTCTGAATTCTTTTCCGTGAATGTTTAAACGACTACCTGAGTTTGGTCGGACAATAATAAAGTCGCCAACTTTGCACCAAGGTCCTGATGGGAACCTTGTTGGATCTTTGTAGCAGTCTGGTCCCAACGCAACTACAAATAAAACTGTTGCCAGCTTTTCTTCAAAGTTAATGGTCGCTTCTGCCTTTAAGAGTCCGCTTTCGTACGCATCTTCAATATCAGGTATTGCACATAGGATCCGATAGCCTGACGGCTTCGGTAATTGGCTTGCTTTTTCTTCTTGGGATTTGTCCATTAGCGCTGATAGATCGACCGCCTGTGACAAATCAATTGTTTCACTCATCCGAGATCTCCAAATTGTGTTTAAGGTCGGTTATTTCTCTACGTGCGGTCAACAGACCTTTAATAATCCCGCATATAGTTAGGTATTGGTTGTATTCGACCGCATCGCCACTACCTAATTGGTTTTGCATCATTGATATACGTTCATCAATTCTGCCAATTGCTATTTCTAATTCATTCATTTATTACCCTTTTTAGCGTTTAAACGGGCTTGTTCAGCTTCTGCAACTTGGTGAGCGTCTCTCAACCCTTGTGTAAATAGCTGTTTGTTTTGAACTTTGTGCTCTTGGTCTTTGCTTGAAATATGCTTAACCAAATCTGCACCGATTTGTATCTTGTCCCGTGTTTCTTGAGACTGTAGACCTGCTTGAGTTTTAGCTGCTTCCAATACCGTCTGTGCTTGGATACGGCTTTTCTCAATTTGTTGCTGACTTGCTTTTAATTGAGCATCAACCATATCTTTTTGTTTTTTGCGCTCAAGTTCAGCTTGTTTAAGTTGTAACTCTTGTTGTTGCATTTGAACCAATGGGTCTTGTGCCTGCTGCTGCGCTTGCTGTTGAGCCGCCTGTTGTTGATTACCTTGAAGCAGACGTTGTGCAGCTTGAGCCAACATTGGAGCTAAACGAGCTTCTACTTCTGGGTTCATGCCAACGTCATCTCCCATTTCGTCAGACTTAGGAGGCAAGGACATACCCAGTTGTTTTTCAATCTCAACTCTATAAGCAAATCCTAAATGCTCGTTAATATGCGCTTGCATAGCGGCTTGCAAAGTCTGTGCTTGTGGACTTTGACCCAATACTTGCAAAATCTTAGGGTCTTGCATAGCCGTCATATGAACAGTAATGTGGGCTTCGTGATCTTGATACTCAAAAGCTTTAACTGGTTTTTGCATCAAAATGTTTTGATTTTCAGAAACGGGATCGGTAGGCTTAATATCATCAGCCATAGGTACAAGCTTATTAGCATTAGGAATACCCAAAATTTCAACCATTTGGCGATTCATCAACTGCATATTAAAAAACTGTGGGTTAGACTGAGCCAACTGTTGTACGGCTTGCCACTGAACAATCTTTTGCGCCATCGTAGAAGCGTTAGGATCGCTTACTGGAATCAAATCTACGGCATCGTAGTCTGATTTTTTAGCGTGCCGATTACCGCTATCTGGATCGTAGTCATAGTCTTCTGGAGTATCTTCTGCAATAATTTCTTTAAGCAGCTTTAATTCTTGCTTGAGAGCAAAATGGATACGAGCTTGCACAGCAGACATTACCTTGAGTGTGCGCTCCAAAATAGCAAACGTGGTTCCGACTGGCGCAGCAGCGGACATATCTGATACGGATAGATCAGCCGTGTTAGCAAATCTGCGGGCTTCTTCAATAATTCCGTTAAGCAACGTTAACAATGTTTGGCTTGGCTCCTTATATGGGAGCGGCATAATATTGTCTTTCATCGCTCCGCTTGGAACGTCAACGTCCCTAAACTCACCCGGTGCTATCGGTGTGTCGTCTCCTTTGACACGCAACCCACGGGTCTTAAAACCACCCGGCAAGTTTGCGAGGGATCCTGCATCAACCAACTGACGTACAATGGAAGTGCCACTTTTAGCATAAGCACCAATAAGATGGATGAGACCAAAATGGTAAAAGCCAAAACCGGGAATGTATCCATAATGTACAAAATGAGCACGTTTTTGGAAAGTTTCATCGTCTGGTCTCCAGTTTCTGCGGATTGAAAGAATGGTACTTGTACCCTTTTCAATGGTGACTACATAAGGCAAAGCAATGCCAGTAGGTTCACCGTTTTCATCTGTATGCTCGTAACCTTCTAAATCAAGGTTGACGTGCATTTCTAAAAGCTTATAACGGTCATCTGAGCTTGCTCTAAAACCTTGCTTCTCCGCAATTTTCTTTTCCACTTCATCCAAGAAGTTAATTGGAGTTCCAAGATCAATATCACGGTAAAAGCCCATGACTTGCAGCTTGCGTAATTCATTTTCTGTTTTACGCATAACGTGCGTAATGCGATCAGCCGATTCTAGGTTGGCTGCGCCATAAGGCACTACCACATCTTCTGCTGGCACAAACAGCGCCATAGGGCGATTTAAATTTGGATCAAAGTAAACCTTTTTAAACGCATTACCAGCCAAACCCAATCCCCAAATAGTGCGCTCTGTCTCAGGGCGATACTCAGGCATTCTATCTGTCAAACGGTGGTTCATATCCGTTTCAACACGATGCGCTGAATCAATTTTGTCTTTGGTTTCTTTACCAATAATTTTGGTTCTAACTGGTCCTTGGGCGGGGAACAGACTCATAATGGTTTCAGATTGAAACTTTACAAGCGCTTCAGCAAGAATAGGATGGTAGATACCGCAAGCACCTTCCCAAGGTTCACTGCGCTCTTCAATCTTTAATCCCAATAATTCCAAACCATCTACGTAGGTTTGCAACCAATCTTTGCGGCTCGCCACATCAGAGTCGTAGTCGGAAGTTAACTCTTGGGCAATTAAAGCCAGCAACGAGTCGTCTAAATTCTCCGCAAGATTTTCGCCAAATTCTGGGTCAAGGGCTTGAATATCAATTTCAATATCATCGGTTGATATATTAATGTGGTCTGGTTCAATTTCAATTTCCAGTGGCTCTTCTTCAGCAGCGAGAGCATCGATCCCTTTGGGGGCTTGGTATAGGGCTTTATCAATTGCCATAGTATTCCTTAGTAGTAACCTTTGTTTCGGTTGGATCTAAATTCTTTTACTTCATCTGGCTCATCGCTGTTTAAACGGATAAAACCTCCCTGACGGAACCGTAACAAGGCTTGTGACGTTGAGTCAACCATGTCATCGTGGTCTCCGTTAGGGAAGGAAGCGCATTCCTCCATCACTTCTTCCGCCCATCGTGCTTCTGGACACCAGACATACCCAGACGCAAAAAGATCAGATATAGCGTTTACACGGGCTATTTTATCATTACCCTTGCTTGGTGTATACTCCGACACCGGTATGCCCATCGCCCGCATTTCATAGATCAAGGGCGCACCAGCCGCTTTTTTTTCCACAATTAAGCTGTCTGGATTCCAGTGTTTGTAATATTCAAATGCTTTTTTCTTGAGTTCTGGAAACTCTAAACGTCCCTTATAAGCATCTAAAAGGATGATATTGGGTACTTCCAAGCCTTCAGTATTCGTTTTATAGAAGATACCCCACGTGGTGCAAGCGGAATAGTCAGCACGATTTGTCTTTTCAAAGGCGGTATCCCACGACTGAATGATGTAATCGCAGTAAGGAGCAACATCCGATTCCCATATGCGCCAATGCTCCCTTTTAATAATTGCGCCTTCCTCAGATGTAGGATTTTGCTGATACTGGGCTTCCCACTTGCTAACAGGAATTTCCGCCTTGATCGCTTCAAGTTCTTTTTGCGACCAAAATTCAGACCATAAAGGTTTACCAGAGGGTAATAACGCAGGTAATTCGATGACTTCCCACTCATCTCCATCCCTTTTCATTGAGTTATCTAAAATTTGACCAGTCAGATCCCGTTTAGACCAGCGTGTCATCACAATAATGATTGACCCACCCGGTTGTAAACGCTGACGTGGTCCTGATCCATACCACTCAAAGACCCGATCATAGACTTCGGGATTGCCTTGCATGGCTTCTTGCTCCGAATGCGGGTCATCAATAATTAGAACGTCCGCACCTTTACCCGTTACCGCACCACCTACACCGATAGCGAAATAGTCTCCCCCTTTGTCGGTGTTCCAGCGTCCTGCGGCTTTACTGTCAGAAGATAGCTTGGTAGGGAATACAGCTTGGTAGTCGGGAGTGTTAACGACATTTCGTACCTTTCGCCCAAACCCAACTGCAAGCTCTGCGGTGTGGGCTGTTTGGATAATTTTCTTTTGGGGGTACTTTCCAAGATACCAAGCTGGGAATAAATAAGAAGCAAACTCAGACTTAGTATGACGAGGAGGCATATTAATAATAAGCCTTTTAAGAGTACCATTAGCCACACGCTCAAAAGCGTCAGCCATGACAGCATGGTGTTTACCG